TCTTCAAGGTTTTCTTGGCAAATTTCTTTCATCAAATCTGCTTCCAATTTGTTTTTTATCTTGCCCTCTTCCATATTTAATGAGGAATTATAGATTTTGTTATATATTTCTGATACTTGATGTGCAAAGTTAAAATCTCGATACCAGTTCACTTGAATTGCAATCAATTCTTGATCAGTAATGAGTTTTATTTCAGGATTATATTGTTGCAATTCATGTTGAACATTTAACAATCCTTCCAACATTTTCGCTCTATATGTGAAAGTGTAGGGTCCCATATCGTTTACGGCTCTTCTCCCATCCCGGCGTAACGGGAACCGATTCTCAATGATATTCCGTTCTTGATCCAGCTTTAATCTAAAATCATAAAGCGGTTGCATCCATTCTCGGCCATTTTTTATAAGCGAACGCATGGACTTATCATCCTTCACAACAGTGCAAGTCCAACAGCCGAAACGACTTTGACCACAAGAACCATGACTTTTGTCTGTTACAACGGTTGGACATTCGTAATCGTCCGCACTCGCATCAACATAAATGTTAAACAGGATTTTGTTATCAAATCCCCAGGGTGATGGAATGGTATTTATTATATACCAGACTTCTTCTAACATCAATTCTTTGATTGGTGCATAGACATATGTATTTGCCAACAGAGTATGATTGGTAAGTCGCTTCCCATGAATTTCATGTTTCTTGATGGAACGAGCGCGAGTCGCACTTTCTGCTTTTCTTGTTCCAATTAAAATTATAGCTTCCCCACACTCGTCAACTTGTTCTATTATAAAACGAGCTGTAGGCTTAATTTTCATTTTCTCAGTACACCATCTAAATGCTGTGTTTGGGACAGGATAACCTTTCCCGATAACATTCACCCAAAATGAATCTTCCAATCGAGGCGTAGTCTTCCGGACAAAAATAGGCAAGTCTTCTTCTCTCGCTTTTTTTTCTATCTGTTCAAGGACTTGGTCAACATACGATGCAATTATAGGATTTTCAACCATTGTATCATTACATACTACATATATTGGTCTACGAAGTTGAAATGGTCCCGGTAGTTCTTTTAGCTTTTCGAGTGCAATCCATACAAGCATTAATAATACTGTTGAGTCTTTTCCTCCACTGAATCCTATAATCCATGGTCGGGTCGACTCATCAGCATACGCATACTGGTCAAGAATTTCATCTATTATATATTCAATACGTTTCGACATTTTATATTACTCTTTCTGTGATTTTAATAGTACACGAATATCAACATCTAACAAGTTTGCAATTTCTTGTAGTTGGGCAATAGACGGCTGCGACTTATTGGAACACCATCTTGAAATTGTATTCTCAGACTTACTCATTTGCTCTGCCAACCATCTATTCGTTCTTTGCTTTTCCGCAAGTACCGCCTTAATTCTATTCATTACTATTTGTTGATTGTTCGACATCAGTATTCAAATTATACTCGTTATATTGCAAACAAAGATACATCTAATTTCCCATATAGCCAAGTAGATAAGCAACAAAAACATCATTTAAAGGAATAACTACAGTTAGCATAAAGATATGCAAAAGAGCACATGTATCGTTTTTATCTATTCCATCAATGAATTTCACCTTTCAAAAAATTATGCTACACAAGCATTATGTTCACGCAGCATAATGCAAATCTTCAATCGCATTTCACTACTCAATTATATATAAATCAACATCATATCTCTTGGAAATTTAGTGCATTTTTATTTGGTAATTTGGCTCACTGAAACAGTTATTCCCACTTACACCATTCATCCAGCACTCCTGCAAACATATCCATTTCTCTTTTGGATAGCCCCAATCGGATTGCCATTTCTCGCCAATTTTTCACTGCATCAATTACCTCCGACACAATCTTTTCAGCAGTTTTTCGATTGAGCATATAATCCTCGCAAGCATCGAGCAAAATGCTCAAATCCGCTTTGTTGGAATCTGCTGAGATGAGCAGACTTTGATATTCATTCAGCGTTGGATTCATATCGTATGCCGGTGACAATGTCCACCCTTTTGCAGTCAAAAGGAAACCATGATTGCGGAAATGGTCGTCACTATTGCCTATGCATATATTGAAAGCCACACGACGGTATAGTTCCTGTAGGTTTCGCTCTACATCGGTACAGTTCTGAATAATGAAGTCAACTATATCCAAATAGCCGTATCCAGTAGTTGCATTATCTCCATCACTCAACCCCAACAAGGTCATTGCGGATGCAAAATGAATACGTTTGCTATCGTTTGTTCTATCGAAACGTTGTGACAGCAATGTATGATATTTTTCTCCTGTTGCCAGCACTTTGGTTTTTGATGCGTTTATCCCTGCTTTTGTGGCAAGCAAGTGGCTGAAATGTTCCCAAAGTCCGGCATCGTAATCATCTTTACGTGATGGGAACTTTGCAACGTATAGAGTTTTATCCGTGTCTATTACATTGGCTTTAGGTCTTGCACCTCCCAACGATGTTCCCGGTTGCACAAGTTGTGCAATCCATTTCCTATCAGGGAGCATATTGTTTTCTTCACATTTCTCTATCTCGGCACTAGCTGCAATCAGTTCCCGAATATCCGTCAAAGGTGGAATTTTCAACGATTCACTCACATTGATAAATTCGCCATCGAGGTCTTCCTTAAAACGGAATCCACCCATTCGGGAGAAATCATCAATACCAGTCAAGAAATCGAAGGATGACAATCTCCGTATTGGTCGTTTTTCTTCCGCCGCTGCAATTTGCTCACGGCGCAACAACAAAGTACGTCCCCAACGATCCGGCAAAGCATCAGAAAAACATCCGAATATATCCTTGTCCGGTTGTGTATATTGTTGTCCCGGGTAATTATTCAGGTCGTCACTCAAAAACAGATTGCTGTGCTGCCTTAACCATTCATTATTGAACGTAAAACTATAGCTGTCCGCACCACGAAGAGACTCATAGCCTAGTTCGCCAATGAGTTCCATTTCTTTGAGCCAATCGAAATCGGCATATACATACAACTTTTTCATAGATTATTCTTTCTTTGATGCACGTTCTCTTGTTTTCAAACTCAAATCTTGCAAAGCTTTTCCCATTTTATCTTCTTTGGCAAGCAATAGAATATCATCGTCAAGTTGCAATGCGTACAAAACACGTAGATAGATCCCTATTGCAACAGTAGGAATCCCTTTTTCTATTCGGGACACAGTAAGCGGTGAACAGGTGGCGCGTTCAGCAACCTGAGCCACACTCAGATTCCGACGTAAGCGAGCCAACTTAATCTGCTCACCTACAATCTGCATCTTCTGCTCCAATTTTCGGGGCAACTTTGTACCCATTGTATTCTTTGCCATATTTTCTTATTTAAGGTGCAAAGCGACTATGTCGATGACTTTGTCATAGCCAACCTATCATATAATATGCAAAAGTAATACTTTTTATTTATTTAATGATGTGTTGTACATAGAAAATGCACATCATTGAATAATTAACCATGCACATATCCCTTTTTGAGCAGAAACTCCAAAAACTAAATGTCATAATTTTGTTTGTAAGTGCTATATACACCTATCTACAAACAATATATTATTCATAATATAGATGCAAATTATTACTCATACACTCATCATATCAAAGAACTATTTTGCTTGCCAAAAGAAAAAGATATAACTCCACTCTCAACTTGACTTTAATGACCGTTATTATATACACGGGCAATAAAGTCAAGCCAAACAGAGGGGAAAAATGGGAAAAGGCTTCGACTGATTTTTTCTCTTTTGGTCAGCAAACAATATCCATGAAAATCTATTGCATTTAGTTGACATTGTCGGTGAAAACATCACGGAATTTTGTACCTTTGTAGCTGGATAGAAGATAGGTGAACTTCATTGAGGATACAATATTTCCTCATGGTTCTGATTCATTGAGGAAAGAGTGTAAAACAGCCTCAAAAACAAGTCTCAGAGGTCTCAAGAACAACTTTTCTACCGATTAAATTGCAATAGGCTATCATTCAAGCAGCTATGTATGCTGCATCGGCAAATAACCGAATGAAAAGAAAAGCCAAGAAAGAGCAAATATAAATCCGTAAAACGCATTATATCAGCTATTTTTAAGAGAAATTCATTTTCTCTTTTTCTTCGTGTTTTCTGTGCATTTACATATTTTTTCGTTATTTTTGTCCCCAGATTGTCCCCCGGAGGGACAGCGAGGGACAAAAAACTGTCCCCCGAAAAGGAGGGACAAACAGCAAGAAGTATTTAATAAATTATAGAAAACAGATATGGCAAAGCAGACTATAACGCAAAAAGAACCCGTGAAACTTCGGGAAAAGAAGTTATCGAACGGCAACATAAGTTTGTTTCTCGACATCTACCGGAATGGTAAACGCCACAAGGAATACTTAAAACTGTACCTGATAGATGCGAAAACGCCCATAGAGAAAGAACAGAATCGTCAGACATTGGCTACTGCACAAGCGATAAAATCCAAACGTCTGATTGAGATACAGAACGGGGAATACTCGTTCACCCATCAGTTCAAGGAGAATACTCCCTTCTTGGAGTATTACCGCAATATGGTGGAAGAGCGTCGCAAGAATCCGGATTCAAAAGGTAACTGGGGCAACTGGAGAAGCTGTCTTCGTTATCTCGAAGTCTACTGTGACGACAAAACCACATTCCGTGACGTTACGCCGGAGTTTATCATGGGATTCAAGGAGTTCTTGGAGAATGTGGAAAAGGATACGCACAAACGTGTCGGACCACGCAGGGAGAGGGACACGTTTCAGGGACTGTCGCAAAACTCCAAAGTGTCCTACTTCAATAAACTGCGGGCCTGTATCAATCAGGCTTTCGATGAACGGATCATTCCTATCAATCCGCTCCGTGGCATAGAAGGGTTCAAGGCCGCAGAAGTAAAACGGGATTACCTGACACTGGAGGAAGTCAGGCTGTTGGCCGCTACTCCTTGCCGTTATCCTATCCTGAAACGCGCGTTCCTCTTCTCATGCCTTACCGGGCTTCGTAAAAGCGACATTCAGAAACTCACGTGGAGCGAAGTGCAAAAGTTCGGTGAGTACACGCGAATCGTGTTCAAGCAGAAGAAAACCGGCGGGCAGGAATATCTCGACATTACTCCGCAGGCAGAGAAATATCTCGGAGAGAGAGGCAACCCTGACGATTTCGTATTTGTGGGATTTACATACGGTTCGTGGACTTCTCTCGAATTGCAGCGTTGGAGTCTGACAGCGGGACTGAAGAAGAACCTGACTTTCCATTGCGGAAGACATAGCGTATTTTCTTTCTCGCTAAAATTCAAGCACTTGCAAAATATTTCAGCTTAATAGGTAACGATTTAGAAACCAGCAAAATTCTGTATTTCACCTCGTTTTGCAGTAATTCAAAAGAACGCTTTATCTATTGGCAAAGGTAACAAAATTTATTTGATTAACAGTTTGTATTTGTGAGTTATTTCTCTGCTAAATTATAAAAAATATATAGAATCAATTGCCACCAGTAGTTTTCATAGGTTTCATTAATCACTATAATTTTGACAAAGTACAGAAACGATAATTTAATCGTATACTCAAAAAGGCAGTTCATCATCTATTATTGTTGGCGGCTCTTGCCGATTACGCACCGCTTTCATAAGACGAGAAATTAGCGAATCAGATTCTTTCCCATGATACTTGCGCATATAATCTTCTATTAAAACCTTTTGAGCAGCAGAAGAAAAATTACGGCGATGGGTATCATCCACTTCCGAATGACATTTGATACACAGGCATTCAAGATTACCTTCTCGATTATCTGTTTTCACACCGTTCTTATGGTGTGTTTGCATATAAAAATGGTCGAAACCGTCCTCAACATGGGTTCCACAGCGTTCACAAGTAAAACTCTTTTTGGTGCGATAGTTGAGAGATATTTCTTCCCAATTTTTAACATAACCAAAAATATCTACATCGTACTCAGCAGGTTCTTCTACATCCCCTGCTTCTTTTAGAATTTCTACAAAATCGGTGGAATCATTCACTCGCATTGCTTCTTCATCCATCAACAAACGCTTGCAGTAACCACATAGTTCCATTCCCTCAACTTCCACTTCTTTATGAGCATTTCGAGAATACACTTTTATTGGTTCTGCATTGGCAAAACGGTAAGCTTCCCGTCCAAAGTTTTCGATAGCTGTGCATTTACAAACGTGAAACTTAGGTTGGCTGACATGTCCCTGCCATTCAAAATAGAAACGAGCCTTATACATAAAACCACGGCGTTTAACTCCTTCATCATCAATATAAAAAATTCCACCATCTTCAAAGAGAATGCGCTCACCGATGTCTTCAGGCAGTACATCAACTGTACCGACTGAACGCCAAGCACCAGCAGTTCCAATCTGTATTCCCATATCAGTAAGGCTTTTCTTAAAATTAGGAAAGTCACAAATCGGGTCAGTATTGAAGAACCAATCTTCCTCTGCGTCTATGTCAAAATCGAAGCTCATTTGGTATTCTCTTTTACAAAATTCTCAAGAATTTCATCACCGGAAGTAACTATTCGAAACTCCACACGTCGTGAAGAAGTACGGTCTATAGGTTTACCAGAACGAATAATAAAATCTCCATCTGCATCAAGAGCTTTTCCATAAGAAAGCCCATTGGCAGTAAACCAATATTCAAGTAATTGTTTCTGTTTATCCGAATACATTTCAAACTGTGACATAGAGCGAAAGTATTTAACCACCGCCAATGCTCTATCTTGGGAAAGCATGGCATTGGCTATATAGGGGTCTGGATGTCGACTTGGCATCGGTACATCATCTGTATGTCCCTCAATACGAATTTCTTGGATATTAGAACGTAAACTATCATTTAACAGAATATTGAAATAGCGGGGTAAAAACTCTTCTAGAATTTCCTTGAAACGAGGTGTCAATTCTGATGACCCTGTAGCAAAAAGAACTGTCGGTTCTTTAAATTTCATAGTAAGGTCCTTGCCTATTGTCATTTGCCATTTGAGAGTGTCACCTTCAAACTCTTTAACAAGTTTATTGTGCAACTCATTCTTGGTTTCCACATAATCAGTAAGGACGGATTGATTCTTTTGTACACGGCTAATGTAGGCGATTGCAACAAAAAGAAAAATCACCATCAATCCTGTCATAAGGTCTGAAACTGACAACCATACATTCGTTTTAGCCATATCTATCTGCGTTTACCTATTTGTTCTACCATCTTAGTAATACAGTTATCAAGTTCGGCAAGAGTAGCACTTAGGCGACCATAGAATTGACGGTCAAGCGAAGTAAGCTGCGAATTGAGTGTTTGTGACCCCTTTGTTATGATACCAACTCCTTCTTCCATTTTATCTTTTGTGCCTTGCCAAAATTGTTCCCCATAATCACGTATTTTGTTAAGTTCTTCAAGTTTCGCAATGAGAAGTTGTACTCCATCCACGAAATTACGTTGTTTGCGTACCCATTCGTTAAGTTTTTGAGTAGATTCGTTAAACGATTCCATATTAGATTTGGAAAGATTGGCAGTTTCATGCAGTTCCTTGGTGACTTCAATGAACCTCTTGTCCTCAATAATAACTTGGTTAAGCGCATCAACAAGCTGGTGTAATTTACCACCTTCACTAACAAGAATAGACGTATCATCCTTTACGCGGGTAAGTGAAGAAGAAGTAGCCTCGAAATTATCAGACATATCTTTGTACTGACGAGTAAGCGAGGTTATCATTTCTTTATTCTCCTGTTGCCAAAGATTGAGTTTCTCCACTGATTTATTAAGCTGGTCAAAATTTTCTTGAATGAGTTTGTTAATAAGCGCGTTCATTTGTTTTTGAAATTCTTCGGTCACTTTTTTCATTACATCGACAAGAGCTTCGGTATTACTCTTCTTGAGGAGTTCGGTGAATTCATTGAATTTCCTTTCTAATAACTCATTTGTTTTGGTCATATTATCTTCTATCTCAATGACCTCGCCGTGTATTATTTCCTTTAGTTTTCCAACCTTTTCATTAATTTCGTCTTCTGTACCACTTATACCAGAGATTACATCAAGGATTTCTCCAAGATGATGCGTATACTCGCTAACTTCTTGTGTATATTTCAATACAGAATTAATAGACACAGTTTGTTCATTCGTGGCTTCTTCAAGGTTCCCAAATGAAACAAGCATAGAAGAGTTTACTTCCTTTATATCAGCAAGAGTGTTCTCTTGGCTACGTTGTAAAACAACCAACGAGTCAATGGCGGAGGTCATAGTTTTTTGTGTTTCCGACATCTTAGACATTACCTCACCAACTGTTCGGTAAAAAGCCTTGCGGTCAGCCTCTTGTTCTGTCAGTTGTTTCTGAATAGAGTGTATCGTTTCTGTATTGGCATCGCTCATCGCTTTTACCGCTTTGGTTATTTCACCAGCGGCTTGATTTATGTCGGAAACACCTCCGTCTTTTTCATCTTGTTTCCTACTAATAAAAGCAGATAGAATCATAGAACCAACCATACCTGCCAAAGATGTAAAGAAGGCTGTTTTCAAGCCATCAAGTAAATCAGGGATAGAGCGATCAAGGTCTGTGGTGTCGAAAGCCATCAAACCTTTGGTTATTCCCCAAAATGTACCCAATACACCAAGGGTGGAAACCAAAGAGGGAAAAAATTCCACCATCCGGCGATTAGCCACTAATTTCTCACTATTTCTATATCTAAATACAATAATGGAACAGAAAATAAAAACAATAAAAATGCTACATAAGCAAACCCATGTATCAATTGAAATGGACAAGTTCATAACGAAATCTTATTTGAGTTGAAAATTCAATGCTTTACAATTAAATATATAAGTAATGCCTGATTACATCATACATACTCATAGGTTCACCGAAAGTCGCATATAAGGTCTTATGTGACATTACATTTAACTTGTCTAAGTCTGGTGCGTTAAGTTCGTTTCTTTTCAATATGTCGAATAATCTCATTATTACAGATATTTTATTATTTCCTTATTCATCTCTTGCCAAGAGACGGTTACTAAGAATTATTTTGTTGAAACAGAGTGGTTTGTGAATTTTTAAAGTGGAATTTCGGTAAACATACAGTATTTTTTGCAAAACAAAAACTTGGCAATAGGTTAGATTTTCAGCGTTTTATGAGCTAAGAATCATTATTTTGCGTAACTTTGCATTATAATATCCGTCTCTTGGCAAGCGTTGGACTGATTCGCAAAACATTCACGGTTTTACAGCAAATCCAATATCTTCTTATTAGCTCTGTCCACCACAGAAGTATCCAGCGAAGCAAGATAAATCTGCGTGGTGTTCTCTGAATCATGCCCCATACCTTCGCTGATGACAGAGATAGGTACATTGCGGCTTTTGGCAATACTTGCCCATGAGTGCCGCCCGACATACATTGTCAAGGGTATCGACAAGTCCAACTGTTTTCCGATTTTCTTCAACAGATGGTTCACCCTATGCAGTTCGTTGGTGTATTGCTTCCGATAATCCTTGTTCCTTTTTGTGATGATAGGTAAAAGATATTCCGTTTCATTTATCGGGTATTTGTCAACAATCTCCTGCATACATCTTTCCCATTTGATGAAAAGTTGCTGCCCCGTCTTTCGTCTGCGGTAGGAAAGGATACCGTTCTGCAAATCCTTCTTTCTCAGATAAGCCATATCTATGAAAGACATTCCCCTTGTGTAGAAACAGAACAGGAACATGTCACGGGCAAAGTCAAGATTGGGCTTCAACGACAAGTCCAGCCCTTTGATGCGTTTAAGATCGTTAAGTGATATGGCTCGCTTCAAGGTTTTTTCCACTCCTGTATAAACAGATTTGAATGGATGCCGCTGCCCTGTCAGCCCGTCTTCCACCGCACGGTTATAGACCGCTTTCAGAACGCGCATATAGAACGATATTGTATTGGGTGAGTTGCCTCTGCCTTTCAGATAAGCCTCATATTCCGCAATCAAGTCAGCGCTAATCTGGTTAAACAAGACCTCCTTGTCATTCATAAAACCGTTGAAACTTCGGAATGCCGCCGTATAGGTTTCCGATGTGCGTATCTTACCCAAGCGTTTCAGCCTTGCTATCTGCTGACAGATGTAGGCATTGAACGATTGCTCCTGTCTGTTATCCTGAAAACGCATGCCTATATCATCCGCCACAAATGTGCCGGATTGGGATAAGGCTTGTATAATCTTGTTCAACCTATCTTTGTCCCATCTGATACGTGAACTTATCGAAAGCAAATGATTGTTCCGCTCTTGTTCATTTGGAACACGGTGCAGGATGACCGCTTCGGAATGGCAGTCCCATTCCGAAGCGAAAAGTTTATAGTCGGTATATATCTGCCTGACCACACGGTTGTGAATCACCTGATAGTAGAGTGTGCCCTCCTTGCCGCCTATGGTGGATGGGCGAAACTTGACCTTGACCGATGCCATATCAGTCCGATTTGGATTGGTAACACTTCTCTAACGCCCTTGAAAGTTCCACAATCTCCCGGCTCAGTTTCACAAGGTCGATGGTACACTTCTCCAGCTTGTAGAGCAACGCCATCGCCTTCTTCTCCGAGAAGTGGATGCGCAGTTCCTTGACAACCTGATTGTAGTTCGTGCCGATGGCACGGAACTGGGCATGGAAATCCGACAGCTTGGTGTAGTAGTCCACCAGCGTCTTGTCCACCTTCAGCACCTTGAACTTCTGCCCGAAGAAGTGCGCCTTGAGAAAGACGGCTTTCGCGTACACGTTCGATTCCTCGTACATTGTCAGGAACCTGTTCCATTCCACATCATCGAAGCGCACCATCACGCAGTGCGTCTTCGGGTTCAACTTGGGATTTCTCCCGTACTTGCTCTTCTTTTTCATGCTTCTTATTCTTTCAATTTTATGGCTTGTCCATTGTTTAATCTTTGATTAAGGAACCCCGAAATTATCCGACTGCGGAGGATAATTCTGCCCACGGCGGTGAAGGCATTTTCAGTTACTTAGAATTATTCGGGTAACTGAAAATATATCTTGCTGTGTCTTTGAGGACACAAAAATCCTCCGCCTGTCGGATTGATTTCCGAGCGTAATAAATCACTTTGGGTATCGGTTAAGCCGATGAAGTGTATTCACCGACCTGACCGATTCTACCGTAATCCCGTCAGAGCCTGCGCCACAGCTCGATGTCATTCCGATAGGTGTCGAGGTGCAGACGGACGAGGTTTTCAATCAGCCCCGATGCGCTCATGCCCTTTCCTCCGAGGAAGCGGACAACCCTGTCAAGTTCGTCACGCACCTCCTCGCTGACGAACACGGGCTTACGGTTGACAATCTTGGGGACTTGGAGATAAGTGGTGCGGTACTCCTCCAGCGACAGTCTGCGCTGCTTGCTGCTGACACGCTTCTGCGGCATTGCCGTTTCCCCGACCGCCTCATTTGACGGTTCATCCGCCATAGCGGTCTCCGTTTCCTCCGTGACGGTCTTGCCGGGCTGTTCCGGCTCATCCGGCTCCAGACCGATACGTCTGTAGATGTCATTCATCGACTTGGGAGTGTAGGATTCCCTGCGTCCCATCTTTTCCACGATTTCACGAGCCTGCTGCTCTGTGATGTTTGGCTCTCTCTTCATTGTAAAAAACAAATTGATTAAGTTATTGAATGTGGTCTTGGTAAGCACCTCGACCGATTATCGTGAGCAAAGTAAGATGCTTCAGTGCAGTCTGTCAAGCACTTGGATTCTGCTCGGCATTTTTGTGTGGTTTTGCTTTATGGCGGTTGCTAAAGCGGTGCGGACTTCACCGTTTTTCCGGATATGAATGTCCGAATGAGCAAAGGCTCAACCACGAGCGATTTTTAATTAAGCCCTTATTTGAGTTTCGGCTCCCCTCTAAAAACCGAAATTAAGGTGATAGCGATAATCTATACCCCGGACAACCTCTACCACACCAGTGCCACATGCTGCCAGTTCTGTAAAATCCATTGTCGGATAACGTATTGTATATTCCTTTGCGGCAAAAGGAATAACAACTAAAAGAAAGACAATATGGAAATCGTATCAATCGAAAGAAAGACCTTCGAGGCGATGGTCGCCAAGTTCGACCGCTTCGTCAGCCGTATGGATGCCATCTGCCATCGGCACGGTGAAAAGAAGATGAGCGAGTGGATGGACAATCAGGACGTGTGCCGGATGCTCAACATCAGCCCACGCACGTTGCAGACGCTTAGGGACAACGGCACGTTGGCTTATTCACAGATAAACCACAAGACCTATTACCGTCCCGAAGACGTGCAGCGTATCGTCTCCATCGTGGAGGACAGACGGAAGGAAGCACGATTCAAAGGCAGGACTATATAAACCAAGTATAGTACATAACTGATAATACCCACTAAAATCCAAAGCGTATGAATGAACTGATTAACAAAGACAACGAGTGGATAATCCACTTCATGGGCAGCCTCGACCGTCTGCTGGACAATGTAGAGCATCTGACTGCCAACTATCGCCCGACACTGAACGGGGAACGTTTCTTCACCGACAAGGAGGTGTCGGCACGGTTGAAGGTGAGCCGCCGGACACTTCAGGACTACCGTAACGAGGGGCGTATTGCCTACATTCAGTTGGGCGGTAAAATCCTCTACCGTGAATCCGACATCGAAAGGATGCTGGCTGACGGATACCGCTCCGCCTACCGACTGAAAGCACCCTGATTTTCTTGAAGGAGCGCAGTTTGCCGTCTGCCCATACTTGCGGAAGCAATGGTACAACAAAAAGGAACGGTTTGCGGATGAAGCATCAATGTTTAGCTTCATCCGTAAGCCGTTCCTCTATTTCTTCTGATTTCCCGTCAGTCGCTTGTTTCCGTTGCCGGATGCCCAAAATGCGTGTGGTAGGCAGTGGCAAGGTTTTCGGACTGAATACGCTCAAATCCGTTTGAGGAAGATTCTGCCCGAAACGGCTCTGCCGCCTGACCTTGCCACTGCCGTCAAAGTCACACGCTATCTTTGCATCCGAGCATCGGGAACAGGTGGCTGACGGGAAAATATAATTTTAGAGACATTTTATCGAGTTGAAAAATACTCTTCTCTTTGTCGATAAATTTTATCCATTAAATATTTGAACATCCGATGATCTAACTCTCCTCCACAATTCATCATGATTTCCTCTGTATCACGCATCAACTTTGTATATTCTCGATCAGCTTGTTCTATATCCATTTTCAAAGAAGAAATTTTTTCTAATTTGTTAACAATTCGTTCATATTCAATAGCTGCAATTGAGCTACGCCTAGATATACCTTTTCGCCCCTCATGTACCATCATTTCCATCATCATTTTCAGGTCATTCATTTGTGAACGCATAACATCTAAAGCAAGCACTTCTTTATTAGAATTGTCAAGATTAGGTATAATAGCAGGGGAACTCAAGGCCATTAACTTAACAATAGAATTTATATTTCCAGAATCTCCTTCTGCCGCTTTAGTTGCTTCAATAGCTTCTTGTAGACTTTTTTGGCTTTCCAGAACTTCATGATATTTCATCTCTTTTGAATACTCAAGATATCTCAAGGGAGCAATATCAAATATTTTAGGAGTACCTTTTTCTTGTATTAAAACGACAGGCTTATCAAATGCCTGTCGTATTCCCAGTTCAAACAATACATTGGGATTACGCGTACTTAAATCACAAACAGCTATCGGAGCATCTATAAGTTTTTTTAGTATATCTAAATGAATAAAGTTTGTTTCCTTTACTTCATCTGCCCTTATTGCTGTAAACTCTGTTTTATCTATTGCTGGTTTTATAATATCGTCATAGACATGAGCAAAATGTCCTTTTTCATACCCATCACAATCAGCAATAGGCATGATTACAAAACAATTTTTATTTTCTCCTTTTGACATATCTTATTAAATTAGATTACAAATATAGCAAATTCCTTTGAATATGTATTATATAAAACAAGCCTTTAGATAGCATTATAGCTACAAGGCCTAAAAAACTGATTTAACAAGACATATTATAAAATTTTGTTATCATGGTCTTTTATTTTCTTTTGAATTTTCAGTTACTTGTTTTCCGCACGAGGATGTTTCAAATGCGTGTAGTTTGCAATGGCAGGATTTTCGGGTGGAATACGCTCAAACCCGTTTGAGGAAGATTCCGCCCGAAACGGCTCTGCAGCCCGACCTTGCCAATGACGTCAGAGCCACACGCTACCTTTGCATCCATACATCGGGAACAGGTGGCTGACGGGAGGAATATCAGCTATACCACAGGTTGCCACCATTGCCATAAGAAACCAACAATGTGACCGGATTTCCTTTCTTGGTGGCGCAGATTTTATTTATTACGAACCGCCTGAACAAATGGGTTTCCTTACTGCATATCCTGAATGCAATGGCTATAATCATTTCAAGGCTGTAAACGTCATAACTGATACCATCGGGTTGCCTGATATATCGCATTGTATCGGCTTCGCTCAACTCCTTGTTCTTGTAGATTACCCGTATCGCCTTTCGGATGTCGCACGAGAATACCCCGAACAGGTCGGCTATTTCAAATTTGGTCATCCATACAGGTACAGTCGGTATGGTAACTGCTCCTGTTTCACTGATTGTAATTATTCCTCTGTTCATAATGCGTTTATTATTTGATGTTTATTCTCTGTTTTATTTCTTTTCGCCAGCCGATATTTTCTTTCTGCGCTCCATCAGTTTGTCCATATCCTTGGAGATTTTATCATCGGTTATCCGTGCATATCCTTGTGTCGTCCTGATATTAGAGTGTCCCATCATCTTAGCGATACTCTCAATCGGAATGTCCGCAGAAATCAGGAATGTTCCGAAGCTGTGCCGACTTTGATGATAGGTCAAATTTTCCTCTTTCCCTATGGATACTCCCAACTCGTGAACCTCAAACCATAGGGCATCACGGTTGGGAAGAGGAAACACGGGCTTCTCATCATCAGTTGTGTTATACAACGACAATATCTGCTCCGCTATGGGATGCAAGGGGATGAACGCCTCCACCTTTGTCTTCTTGCGGTTGATGCGGATATACCGTCTGCCCTCTGCATTTGTCCCGATATGATGGGGATGAAGAAGCTTGATGTCCACATACGCCAGCCCGGTCAGGGTCGAAAAAATAAAAGCCCGTCTTGCCAGTTCCATCCGCCTGTCATACATCGGTGTGGAAAGTATCTTCCTGAACTCCTCGCGGCTGATGTACCTGTGCCTTGCCTCCGGCTTTGTCTCATACTCCAAGTCCTCGCAGGGATTTACACGGATAATCTCCTTGTCGACTGCAAGGTACAACAGCCGGTTCAGCCAACACAGACAATGGTTGGTCTGTGAAACCCCGAAGTTCTTGCATTTCTTCAAGTGGGCTTTGTAGGACTTGCCGAAATCCTCCGTCACTTCTTCAAGAGGAAGATCTTTTCTCCCGATAGACGCTATAAAGTCCGTCAGGTACTTTTGGTAGTACATTGAAGCCCGATAGGAGGATGTGGAACCAATCTCTTCGGAATGCTTCTTCAACCGCTCCCGTTCCCATTCACCCATCTGCAGAAGGGTAGTCGGATGAATATTATTCAAGGATATATGGTTTTTCAACATCTCGGCACTGACCACGCCTTGCGATTTAAGTATCTCGGCATAGGCTTCCTCCGTCAGACGCAGGTATTCCCGTAAGCGGTTGTTCTCCCTGATGGTCTTTATCTCATTCTTCTTGCCGTTCCAATCTTCGGGGCGGCAATAGATACCGGTACTTATGGCGGTCTGCTTGCCGTCAATGGTTATACGGCAGAGTACGGCGGTCGTACCGTCAGCCTTAATCTTGCTGCGGTTGATGTATGGCAATAATGAAAATGTGCTTCGCATATCGTTGTTGGATTTATAGGGTCAGTTTGAAATCTTGGGTCGCTTCTATGAACTTGTCCATGTCCTCGAACAGTTTTTTCGGACTGACACGGGCATATACCTGAGTGGTGGAAATATCGGAGTGCCCCAGCATCCGGCTGATGGTCTCAATCGGCACACCTGCTTCGAGCGTGATTAACGAGGCGAAACTGTGCCTCGCCTGATGATAGCACAAGTCGTCTTTAATGCCAGCCAATGTCGCCAACGCCTTCATGTGTCTTCGGAGATTTGGCCAATGCAATAAAGGGAACAGTGTGTCCCTGTCCTCGCTGTGATACTTCTCAATCAGCGCAACCGCTTCGGGCAACAGTTTCACGCTGGCACGGAGTTCGTTTTTCTTTCTTCGATACTTCAGCCACAAAGCCCCGTCCTCATCCGTATATAGATTCTCATGGGTAATCGAGACAACATCCGCATAACAGACCCCGGTGTAGCACCCGAAGAGAAACATATCCCTTGCCAACATGTGGGATTTGCGGTAAGCAGGTATTTCCACATCCCGGATTCTCTCAAACGATTCACGGCTCAATGCCCGTGGTGTCGTTTCAGTCTTCTTCGGCAAGGTAAAATGCCGGAAGTGGATTCTGTCGGCATAGCCATCCTTATACGCCAGACGGCATATCTTTTTCAAAATGACAAGATGATGGCGGACGGTATCTATCGCATATCCCTTGTTTTCCATGGCGAATGTCTGATAGTCATGGATGAACTGTTCCGTAAGTTGCCCGAATGCCAAATCCTTGACCTTGTACTGATGCTTGATGAACTCTCCGAGTGTCAGACGCATATAGTGATAGCCGGGATAAGTTCCTTTCGCACGGTCAATACCGATACGGGCTTTGAGATCATCACAGACAACATCCGTCATTCGCATGAGCGTCATCTGTGTTTCCATGCAGCCTTGAAAATGATTCTTCACATCGGTGGCATCAAAATCCACTTTACGGCTCATAAGGCTGTCGAAGGCGTTGTTCACCGCCAACAGCAGTTTCTCAATCCTGGCATTGGTTGCCACCGCCTCCTTGCTCTTGCCGTTCAGACGGCTTTCACGTGGGTTCCACAGTTCGGGAGTACAGGATAGCTTGCAGCCGAACTGCGCCATCGTGCGGTTCACGGTGATGCGTCCCATGATGGGAGCCTTGCCCGACTTGTCCAGTCCGCTCTTTTTTAGGTAGAGCAGCACCTTGAATTTTTCTACTTTCATACGCCTATACTTTTAAGTGCAAATTTACTTGCCATATAAGCGTCCCTTGACACGCAAAACACTGTGTATGAGTGCAAACAAAACGGTGAGGATTTCTTTTCATCGCTTGTCGTTACCTATTCCCGTTTCGGTAACTGCCCGGCTAACGGTTTGGTAACTGAACAACCTCAATATTCCGTTGCCGTTTGCATTTTCTCAACTTTGCAAAATACTGAAATATCGCTTATTCCTAACGGTTTACGTTTAATCTTTACCTGTTCGCTGTCGCTTGCTTTGCCATGTATATTCCACTGCTTCCGTCATTCGTACGCCGTCATACAAATCTCTTTAGGCACAGATATTTATACTGTATCGAAAATGCTTACTCACAAAAATGTTTCGACAACACAGATTTATGCTGATTTGGTCAATTCCAAGAAGCGAGAGACGGCGAATAAGATTTCGTTGAAATAATATAGCTCTTATCTTACCTACTAACAGGTTATATCTGATAAATCTATCGGATATGACCTGTTTTTATGTTTGCTTTATCTGACAAAATCGCTATCTTTGAAGAAAATTGAGTCTTTAAATGAATAACTACAGCTATGATAAAAATATATGGAATGAAAACTTGTCCAGATTGTACGTATGTAGAAGAGCAAGTAAAAGGTAATAACCAATATGAAGTCATCGATATTGGTCAACACGTAAGAGATTTGAAAGCATTCTTGAGACTAAGAGATCATCATCCGGCCTTTAATGAAGCCAAAAGTGTTGGAGCCGTTGGAATTCCTTGCTTTGTATTGGAAGACGGTACGGTTACTTTGAGTCCAGAAGATGCCGGATTACGTTCACGTCCTATCAATGAAGGAGCAACATGTAATATTGACGGAAGCGGTTGTTGATTATGGCACAGAAAATTCTTTTCCTTCATGGTTTCTTTGCATCAGGTACATGTATCCCAGCTCTTGCCTTGAAAGAATATTTCAGCGGTAAGGCAATAGTCTTGAGTCCAGACTTACCCCTGCATCCACAGGAAGCTATCGACTTTATCCAAAGATTGTGCAACCAAGAACAACCTGATATATTGGTAGGAAACAGTAATGGCTCGTTTTTGGCACAGATAGTAGCATCTAAAAACAATATCCCTGCTTTACTCGGAAATCCTCATTTCGAAATGACACGCTTCCTGATGGAACGTATTGGTCCGCATGAATACAAATCACCACGAGCTAACGGAAATCAGCAGCTTGTCATTAACCAAACATTGATTGATGAATTCGCAGAACTTCAACAGCATCAATGGGATAATTGTCAGGTAGCTAACCAAGAAAATATATGGGGAATATTTGGTGAGAATGACCATCTAGCACACTATGAGCCTTTATTTTTAATGCATTATAAATATTCATACCACTTTCCTGGCGGTCATACTCCAACAGCTGAAGAAGTACAAAAATATTATGCGCCATTAGCGGAACAATTATTGGAATTATAGCGTAACTTATCATATAATATAGAAAGGATACCACTTTTGTTTATTATATGATAAATTATAAATTCAAGTCTTATATTCAATCCCATAAATTAATCCGCCCCTATTCCATCTGAACACTTCTTACTTTCCCAATAATAATCAAACTATTTATGACAATTAGTGACGTTTGATGAAGTCTGATGTCACTCTTGTCATTTTCTGATAATACATAATCAGTAAACATTACCTTTGCTCACGAACAGTTAAACATACGGCTTATGTATTTGAAGAAATTTGAATATTTTATTTTAGATTCTAGTGTAGCTGGAACATTACTTCTTATGGCACTTGCCATACGCATTGAAGCAATCAATGCAGGCTTTGATCAGTTCAGCTCAAATATTATTTTTATATCGGTCTTTATAATATCTATAGGATTATATATATCAATGCAGATTGCATTGTATGAGATAATCATATTTTTATGTCATCATAGCAAATCTTTGTCTATCCATGAACATCTTAATGATTCTGTGATTGCACCAGAACAAGCATTTATGGGATATGAAAAACTCCGTTCGAATACTATTACAGAACAGAAACGTACGAACGATAAAAAGCTAGAGTTAGTACATACGTACATTCATCAAACAATGGCTGCCTATACAAGCCAAGAAAATCTGCAGCGCCTCTGTGCTTATATTTCAGATTTCTTTCAGGATAAAACTGCTATTGATATTATTCCTATAAAAGTAGATTCAAAATTGAAAGCTATAGATGTTATGCATTTGGGTTGGAACATAGGTAAAGCATTAGGTAAACGACGTTCATATACAGCAGAATTCATTAAAAAAGTATTTGCTGATACCATGAAAGAAAATGAAATCAACACGATAATCAAAAAAATGTCTCACTCAGAAACAGAATGCCTGATTAAATTAAATCCACATATAATTCAATAAATCAGACTTTATATTCATAAATACTACATGAACAAGTATCAATCCTCAAAAGCAAAAACAGATAGTATGACAAAAGAACCTATCACATTCGACAAGCTTCCGCAGGCTGTAAGCTATTTAACAGAACAAGTAGAGAAAATTTACCAATTAGTTGAAACCCTACAACCACAGAAACTTGATAATCAGCATCAACTAATTGACATAGATAAGGCTAGCATACTTATCCAAAAATCAAAACCGACAATCTACAGACTTGCTCGTACAGGTCTCATCCCAGCCTATAAACGCGGTAAGAAATTATATTTCTATGAGGATGAACTCCTTAAATGGATAGAGGCTGGCAAAAAACAAAGCCAACCTCTATCCTATCAGGAACAATCCGCACAAATACTTCGTGGGATGAAACGTAAACCTAGAAATGGGGTTAATATATGATTTAGTTTACATTTTTTCGACTCTCAATTATTCATTCTTTTATTAATTAAGCTCTATTATATTTATTTCTATTCTTGTCTTAATTTATAAATAAGCATCCTTATAATGATCTTTTACAATGATTTATAAAATAAACATCTTCTTCTATTTCATGGCATTCCCGTCTTTTCCTTTAGGAATTATACTAACTTCAGTATTTATTTCATCATAGTTAACAGCAATTATTCCAATAAAACCATTCTGAATATCTAAATGCTGATATAATGTAAAATAAGGACTTATTTCTTCATAATTTCCAATTCTATCAGTCAAAAATTGAGCTAAACTTCTCTTAGGAAGAATTAATATTCCTCCTATTAAGCTATTTTGAATAATGCCAACAGCTATTTTATTTAATGCTCTATGTGATGAAGATATATTTCCAGTTTCCCATTCCACAGCAAATACACCTTGTGAAATCTTTTTTATAACATCAATGGGGCCTGGATTAATACCATTAACGCAAGTCATCTGTTGTTCAGCCAACCAACCTTTGCTTTGCAAAAATGACACAAAATTCTTCTTAATAGGAACAACCCCATTACCTTTCCTTATGGGATTTATCAAAAAAAGATTTTCACTTCCCCATACAACGTGCTGAATAGCAGAATGAATTTCCTCTTTGATAATCTTAAAATCTAAACTTTGCGTAAAGTTTCCTTTAGCAAATAAAGTAAATTCTTTATCTATCTTCATATTGCTTTTCAAATAATTCAAGTAAAGATGACAAGTTTAAATTAAAAGCTTTGGATATTTTAAAAAGAGTCATCAAGGTTGGTTGTCTACATCCACGTTCTAGTAAAGAGATATATGTTCGATCTAATTGGCAAAGTTCTGCCAATTTTTCTTGAGAAATTTTCTTATCAGTTCTTAATGAAGAGAGAAAAATCCCAAAGTTTTTTATCAAACAATCTTCCTTCATATTATTTTTTTTTGCAAATTTGCAAACTATAGTCGCCATAGTCAACAGACTATAGTCTGAATTTATTAATAGCTATGTAAGAATATGAAATCATTTTATGAAGCAATAGGCATATTAAATAAAAATAAAAAAGAAAAAGAGCAAATCTCTATTTTATTAGAGATTCCATTTGAAATGTTGGAATACTATAATAATAATCATATACTGCCTGACTCCGGAGTATTGAATAGAATAGAACAAAAAATAGGTATTTCCAAATTTGACATCATGTTAAAAATGGGGATATACACACAAAAGCTTAAAGAATGCCTCAGTAATAAATCATCCATTTTGTCATTAGACAATAATATTGATCTAATCAATAACACTAATGTAGAGTTGGCATTTAAAACCAACTTTGGAAAGTTATACCATGGTGATTGTTTGGATTTATTATCCACACTTGAAAACGAATCATTCGATTTAATTTTCGCAGATCCCCCCTTTAATTTAAATAAGTTATATCCATCTAATATTAATGATAATCTTAAAAAATCCGAATATCTAGAATGGTGTGAGAAGTGGTTAGACGAATGCATTAGAACTCTAAAAATAGGAGGAAGTCTTTTTATCTGGAACCTTCCTAAATGGAACACTTATCTATCTTTATATTTAAATGAAAGATTAACATTTAGACATTGGATTTCTGTTGATATAAAATATTCATTGCCAATCAAAGGACGGTTATATCCATCTCATTATTCTTTATTATATTATGTAAAAGGAGAAAAACCAAAAACATTTAAGCCTGATAGATTACCAATGGAAGTTTGTGGAAAATGTTTTAATGAAATAAAGGATTATGGTGGATACAAAAATAAAATGAATCCCTTAGGTATAAGCCTTACTGATGTATGGTATGACATTCCACCAGTACGCCATCCAAAATATAAAGCAAGAAAAGATGCAAATGAATTATCTGTCAAACTATTAGACAGAATAATAGAAATGTCCACAGATGTTGGAGATACTATTTTTGATCCATTTGGAGGAGCAGGAACTACATACATTACAGCTGAAATTAAACAAAGGAAATGGATTGGAATAGAAATAGGACCATTAGATGATATTATCAATCGTTTTAAAAATATTCAGACTGATAGGAATTTGATATTAAAATACCGAAATAATTATAATCATCTATTCTCTCCTACAGTAGAAAAAAAAAGGATAGAAAATCATTTATGGACATGTAAAAAATAAAAACGATATATTTATCAATCCTTGCACTAAAGTATTGATATTATAAAAATATTCATATCACCATTAAATAGATATTACTATAT